TGCTACTGCATTAAATACATTAGCCGCACTTAAAACTGCTGTTCCATCATTAACTTCAGTAGAGAAACCATCAAATAACGCAGTTAAATCTGTGTCAATTTTTTTAGCGATTGCTTCTCCAAATAATTTACCAATATCTGCCGCTACATTTCTTGGAGCAGAGTTTCTTGCTAAATCTGTTAGTGTTGTCATTATACCAACTTCACTTGCTGTAATTGTAACAGAAGATGGGTTGATAGCTGTGTTAGATAAATCAGATGCTTCCGATACAGCCGCCGCAGAAACTGCCGCATAGATTGGAACTTCAACTGACTTTCCGCCACCTGTTATTGCATAGTTTCGTACTAGAGGTCTCATAGTTGATTGCTCTGATGCTACGAATAATGCTTCAGCTACAATCTCAGTATATAATTCCGAGAGAGTAGAACTTGTGCTTTCGTTTGCCATTTTATTTGTCCTTTATTATTTATTTGTTAAGTTTATTTGAGTAGGTTTTGAATCTCGATCTTTTCGATATTCAGCATATCTTTTTCGATCTTCTGACTTACTCATATCTAAATCCTGAATATTAAATGGTTTTACAGTTTTCCCCTCGATGCTACTCTGACTACCTGTGCCTGACAAAGACCCTTTTCGGAAATGTGGGTTAGCATCTAAAAATTCATTAACTCGATCTTCAATTGTTAATAATTCCCCTTTAGAGTTATATCTAATGTTTTTATTATTATCAAGTATTTCTACTCTGCCATCATCATTATAATTAACTTCGTTTTTTAATAATGAAACTACTTGGTCAGGTGCAATAGCATTGTTCTTAGAAGCTAAAGATAATATAGAATTATCTACATTTATTGTTTTAACTTTAGACTTCCAATCAGCTAACTCTTTGTCTTTATCAGCTATTCTTTGTTTCATAAGTTGTTCAAGATCAGATTTAGATTTAGCTTCCTGTACTTCTTTTTCTTTAAGCACTTCTTCTTCTTGTTTCTTAGCTTCGTCTAACATTCTTTGATGTTTAGACTTCTCAGCTTCAAGTCTTTGCTTGACAATTCTATCTACATCTTCTTGATTAAATGTTGGTGTTGGTTTCTCGTCAGTTTGAGTTTGTTTAACTTCAGCTTCCTGAACATCATTTTGCGGTTGATTAACCTGTTTGTCGTCTGACATTGTTTCTCCTATTGTTTATATTGTTGATGTATCACTACTTTTTAATTAAATCAATATACCTGTCTCATTTGGGTCATATCCAAATAAGTCTATTATTTGTTTTTTGGAGATAGGCTCATTGTTTGATATAGCCTTTTTAACTAAATCTATAAGTGTTTCTTCTCCATCTTCTGTTAAAGTGACAGTATCTATATCGTATTCCTCTCCAAATTTATCAACATAAATGCCTAATAATTCATGTAAATCCATTATAATAAATTACTCCTTTCATATAATTCGCTAAATGTTCTTGTTGTTTGTGGTGCATAATAGTTCATAAGTTTTATGTATATTTCTTTATTGTCTGTATTTGATAATGCAGTAAAGTTAGCAAAAGCTTCTGTACTATGACCATAAGTAATTTTTCCATAGCCTTTTTTGATAGTTTCTGTTGCAAAAAATCCCTCGTAATAACCTAATCTATGTCCAAAACCGATTGCGTTGTTTGTTATTGCTCCAACATAATCTGCAAACATTGGGTCAAAACCTCTACCAGCTTCTCTTGTTGAAGCTGTAAATGATTCTCCATTTTTTAACTTTAATTTTAAAGGTTTTCCATATCTTGAAATAACTAATTTATGTTTTATTGATGTAACAAAATCTATTGTTTCTGTTTTCATAGGGTCATAAGTAATACCTTTTTCTCTTAATAATATTCTTATTTCGTTTTTATCTAATGGAAATGATTTTTCTTTTATAATATCGTCAAGATATTTTGTTCTAATTGCTAATCTTTGGTCAAATGTTTTGCCTTGTATTTTATTGGCTAATGTAGTTAAATCTTCTGTATAGCTTGTTAAACCAACTTTGATATTATCTTTTAGATTAACTCTATCTGCCATTATTTCTATTTGTGCAGAATTACTTAATTGAACTGTATTTTTACCTTTTCTTTCATCTACAACATCATCAAATAATGTTTTTCTAAAAGATGTTGTTGAATAAACTACCCTATCAGGATTAGGAATAACTTTTTTTGCTATGTCTTTTTTGTCTAACATTATGTTTCCAATATTGTGGTCAATCTTGTGTCCAAATTCATGTGCATATATTCGTCTTGCTCTTAAATTATTTTCTATATCAAAATTACTTAAATTTATTTCATCTGTATTTGGTCTATAAAAAGCATTATCTCCTCTAAGTTTTGGCATCTTAGGAGATTTAGGTATCTTGCTAATAGTTCTAGTAAAGCTTGTTGCAACTGTACCAAATGCTAATGGTAAATACTTTCTTTCTTCATCTGATATATTTCCAAATATTGAAGTTGTTGGTTTTGTATCTTCTTTAGAATCTTTCAAAAGTGTAGATGAATCTTCTCCATCATCCTCGTACCAATCAGGATTAACATAACTAAACTGATGTCTGCAATTATATCCACCTCTAACGACCATTGGATTACCACTTTTTTTACCTGACCAACTTCTACTTGCCCAAATGTCTTGTATCTCTGCTATTGTAAATAAACCATTCTTTCTTTTATTAAGACTTCCACTTACCATTCTTCTACATAAGTCTCTTGTTGTAGGTATCACATCTCCATAATATTTAACAAATGTAAGTCCAGCATCTTTTGATTTATTAAAATTTAATGTAGCATCAAAGTCTCTCAAAGAGTCATTAAGTATTTGACCAGCATACCTTTTCATGTTCTCGCCTGTTCTAGTTCTTGCATATTTACTTTGTAATTGTTTTATTGCTATATCAACTCTGCTTTTAAGTGCTGGGTTATCTCTATTTCTTTTTACATAATCTACTAATCTATTTACTGCTGGGTCTCTTGAACTTGCATAAATACCATTAATAGATTCTCTTAATTCTTTTTCTAATACTGTAAATTCAGTTCCAACTAATGTGTTTTGATATACTTTATCTGATAGTATTCTTGTAAAATTGTTTGATACATCTTTAAACTGTGTGTAATATTGTTGCTTTAAATTTTTAACTAAAGCTAAATCTCCCTTAGTAAGTTCTTGAAATTCAGGTGGTATAATACCTATTGTTTTAAATTGTCTTTCAACTCTTTTAGCTTGTTCTCCAAAACCTTTTCTAACTACTCTATCTGCAAATGGTAAATACTCTTTATCAAGTATTGCTTTTATCTTTGGTCTTATTGCTACTGCACTTTGTAATTCAATAAGCTTACCAGCTTGTCTTGGTAAATTAACATCAGCTAATGCTACTATCTCATCTTCTATTTTATCTAATGTTCTTGTTAATGACTCGTAAAATTCAACTTCGGCTTTTTCAATACCTTTGATTCTGTAATTTGTTAAATCTTTTACTATATCTGACATTCATTAAACTTCTTCTTCTTCTACTGTTTCTTGTTGAACTTCGTCTTGTGTAAATTGACCAACTTCTGAAGCTGAGTCTATTTCATCAAATATTTCGTTTAGTTTTTCGTTGTCATCTACTACTGCTCTTGCAATCTCTTTATCTACTTCTTTCATAAATGTAGGAGACCCAATACTTAATGACTTAGCTTGTTGATAGTAAATTAAATCAGTAGCATAATCTCTAATGTTAAATGAATCAGGATAGTTTATTTCTCCATCAAATGTAGCATTTTGAAATAGTGCATATAATCTAAATATTTGTTCTTCTGCTATTTGTAGATTGTCTGCTTTTTCTGATAGTCTTGCGTTAAGTAATTCAAATTCTGTTTGTAAAGCTATTCCTGATGATACTGCTTGTTTAGATGTTCTTACTGCTCCTGTATGTGCTATTCTATTTATTGCATTTACTTTACCACTAATAGAATCCATAATAGCTTGTAAGTTTTGCCCTGATGGTTGAAGTAAGTATGGTTTTAAGTTTGGCTCTAATTCTTCAGGCATTTCTATTACAGCACCAGCACCAGCACTAGCATTAACCGATGGAGTCTTAACTAAACTAGGATGATTTGTTAATCTAATAAGCTGTTCTACTTCTGATAATTCATTGTAGATAGCTTTTTGCAAATCAGCTATGTCAGTAAGGTCTGATTGACCAATCCCCTTTTTGTGCGATTTGGAATTGTATAAGATAACTGCTGGTATCTTGCCAATCAGATTATCGGCAGTATCTATTACTGTCGGCTCGTCTCTGTCTGATTTAGCATAAACAGTTTCAATCCGATCAAGATACCATAATCTAAAGTAAGTACCACCATCCTTATCTACTTCTTCTCTTACTTTCAGATAATCTAATGTGTATTTTCCATTTATTTCTCTTTTGAAATTCCAATCTAAAACATTCTCAGGTGTTAATATTGATATGTAAGGTCTTATATTTTGATCTAGTTCTTCTGCTCTAGTGTTTGTTGTTACTTTTGGTTTATCTAAAACAACAAAACAATGACCATAAATAGAAGCATAGTTTTGAGCCTGTTTCATTACAGAGTCAAAATGGTTTCCATCTAAGTCAGAGTCTTTTAAGAATGATTCTAAACTAGGCTCATCAGCCATAGCACCAAAATCTCTTGAAGCTTTTACTCTAAATAAAAATGATGAATAGATTTGAATAATATTTTTACAATGGTTATCACAAGGAGTATTACCAAGTCTTTGATTGTACTCGTTGTCTAATTCTAAATTGTATCTGTTAAGATATTGACCAAGTGTATAATCATAACCACCATTAAATGATCTAATAAAATATTCCCATTGATTAACATTTTCTTTGTAATCTTTATGTGTTTCAAATGCTTCGTCTCGTGAATATGCCATAGTCTATTTCATTGTCCATCTAGTAGGTCGTGAACTTGGCATCTGAACTACTAAAGGTTTTATATAATCAATCATATATCCAAGTGCATCGTTCATGTGGTCAAATCCATCTTCCTTATCAGGAATATTTGTATCTTCCTTGTATGTTTGTCTTTGTAATCCTTTTATCAATGTTTTGCAAGATTTGGAAACAAAAATATGTCTGTTTCCATTAGTATCTTTGAGTTTAGAATTAACTGCATTGATTCTATCTCTAACTGCTGGATGTTTATGTTTTACTTTTACATTAAAACCACCATTCTGTAAAATTGATAAATCAGTTCTCCCACCAGCACTTGTTTTCCTTTGTCTTGATGCTGGGTCAGGATATATAAATATTGGTATCTTAGTTCCATATCTATCTCTTATCTCTTGCACCATTTCATCAGTATTACTTGAATAAATTACTACTTCATCAACAATATAAATCTTTTCTTTTTCTATTTGAGCAACACAAGCACTCATTGGGTCAACATTAAAGTCCATTCCTATATGAAAAGGTTTTTTATAATCTATCGATTTTGCAACAACAGACTCAATAGGATGAAAGTTATAGTAAATAGCACCAGCATAATTCTCAAAAGTACCCTCAAACTCTTGTCTAAATGTTCTTTGATCTAAGTCTTGTCTAGCTTGTTCTATTTCTTTTGGTGTAACCATTCCACCATCTAAAGTAGTAAATTGAAAGCTATCCCACTCAGGGTCTTGCTTTCCTTTTAAATACATTTCATAAGTCCAATTACCATAACCTTTAGGAGTTCCACACATAAGAACATGACCTAATGTATCTGATACTGATGCTCTTAATACTTCAAACCAAGTCCTTTTATCAATATCACTAAACTCATCTAATATTAAAAAGTTTAAACCTGTACCTCTTAAAGAGTCAGGAGCATCACTTGATTTTAAGCTTATCGTACTATTTGATTTTCTAATAGTTATTGTAAGTGTTGTTTCGTTAATATCTTCTATCCAATTAAACTGATTAAGAACCTCTTTTAAACTAGACCAACAAATATCTTTAGCCATCTTTAGTGTTGGTGCTACATACCATATCTTTTGATTAGGCTTTGATGCGTATTTCATCATCTCAGTTATAGCAAGATATGTCTTACCAAATCTTCTACCTGATATTAATACTCTAAATCTTTTATTAGATTGACTTACTTTATGTTGACTTTTTGTTAGAGATATTTTCACGACAACCAAACTTTATATAGATATTATATTTATTAACATCATCTTTACCTAATTCAACAATCTTATCGTAAGATTTTGTATAACCATCAAGCAAACACTCATATACATCTTTATAATTTTCTTCTATCTTAAAAGGTTTTAAACAAGTATGTTTACCCTCTACAAATGCACACATAAACATCGTTAGTACAAATTCCATTTATTTCTTCTTTCTGTAGTATTTTCGATGTACTTGTACTCTCCAAGTCCAATGGAATATTGACCTTGCTATCTTTCCTATCTTTTCTACCACCCAATCTATCATTGTTATATCTCACTTCGTTCTCGTATGTCCTATCTTCGTCTTTCATATTATTCTAAAATTAAAGATGTTATCTTTTTCTCTCCCATGTAAATTTCTATATTAGCTTTTGATTTAATACATTGATAATTAACTCTATCTTTTGGAGATTTATCTCTCATAGCATATCTCTTAGCTTTAAGACATTGGCTTAAACTATCTTGTATTCTGTGTTCAGTAATTTTATTATCTACTATTAATAAAAGAGCAAAAACAACTTCAACCATTAGTGACTCCCATTTCTTAATTTATCTATTTGTTTATTTATAGTATCAACCTGTTCTTTTAAATGATCTATATTAACTTTGTTATATCTACTAGCTTCTATCTCTTTTTCTATTGATTCTATTTGTGATGCTAAATGTTCTATCAGCATAAACATTTCTAAGTTCTTTGGCTCTTGTTCTGCTTTTTTTAATAGATCAGCTTGGAATAAAGTATCTGCTGTTTCAAGTGAAGATATGCGGCCTGTAAGATTTGCATAACCAAATACTGCTCCACTAACAACAAGAATTATCCCAATTAAATTAGCAAGAGGTAGCTGTAACTTAGACTCTGAACTAACTTTGATTGTGTCATTATCTTTCTTCATAATTTAAAACCTTTTTTCCATGATTGAATTGCCCAATAAGCTGGACTCAAAGTTTTTTGTCCTTTAACTTTTGCTAAGATAGGTCTGAATCTCGCAAAAAACATTCTCTGTCTTGTTGGATTATTTTTTCTAATTGGCATACCTTTAGCACCAAATCTGACTATCTGTACTCTGCCTGATCTTTTATTTCTTACATAAACTCCAAACTTCTTTGAAGCAGATGGTGTTCTAAAAGGTTTATTTAATTTTCTATTTCCATGTTGTGACATAATTTGTAATTATCATACATCATTCACAAATAAAACCTTGAAATGTGCCACGACCATCATTTAACATCCAAGTATTTTTTTTTGAATTATAACTTGCTATCTGTTCTCTGTGATCATTTCCTATATCCATACACTCATGAACTTCAACAGGTCTTTGAAAACCATATCGTTCAAGTATAACTTCTCCTTGAAAAGTTAATAATATAATAACTAAATATTTGCACATTATCTTTTAAAATGTCTTGGTCTCCATTTATTACAAACATAAGTATCTTTGACACCTCTAGTTCTATAAACACCGCAGAAGCCATGTTTATTTGAGTAGAGTCCGCATGAACCACATGAACCTCTACCTGTTGATGGTCTAAAATCTTGTGGCATTTGATATGGAATAAACTCTCCATTGGAATAGAAGCTTGATCTTTTATTCATTTACCTTGTCCTCGATAATTATGCTTACCTCTCATTCTGCGTTTGTTTTTATTCATTGATGAAGTTTTAGGTCGTCTGCCAATAGATGTACCATTAAATGTTTTTTCGTACAGTACAACTGCACCATAAACATTACCCTTTTTCTTTGCCATTCAAATCTTTAACTTCTTCTGCTTGTGCTTCAATAATTAATGGTAAAGGCTCTGTTGTAGATGTTGTGTGAACTTTATCTACCATATTCAGGTAATTCTTAGACAACCATATCAAAAGCTTATCATTACCTTTCATGGCTTTCTCGTACATTCTTTTTCTTAAACTAGCTTTGCCTTTGTTTTTATTTATCTCTAATAAATCGGCAAATCGTCTTTGTAAAGTTCTTGCAGATATTCCAACAATGCTACCTATTTCTTCTTGTGTGCATCCTATTTGACTTAAATTAGCTAATACTTTCTCATCAATAGATTTATGTGGTCTGCCTAATTGTTTCTTCTTTTCTGCCTTATTAATGTCGGATTTCATAATCCTATATTAATATCTTTTTTAACTCCTTTATGCAACCAATAGGAAAGACA